CATGTCAGACTGCGAGGCTAAGGATCGTTGCGCGGAGCGAGTACAGCTCGACATCGCCGACAGCATCATCGGCTGGATCTCGCCGGATGCGGACTCGCAGGATCTGTCCCGGAGAGAGGCCGGACGGAAGCTCAAGCTGCGTGAAGGACACGAACGACGCCTTGGTGACGCCTGAAACGGACGGCACCGTCGCAAGCGGGATTGTCTTCGTCGTGCCCCATGTCGTCTCGGCATTGTCAACGTCAAGACCGCCGGGAGAGATCGACTGCATGTCAACGAGCCAGCCCACTGTGCGGGTCGTGTTGGTATCCGTCGCGCAGGACCAGAGAGCCTCGACTTGCAGTCCTCCGGACAGGTTCGCGCCCTGCGGAATCAGGGCCGCGAAGATCGCAGCCGTGTTCCCCGTATCGACGAAGTCGAGCACCTCGATGCCGCCTCGCGTGTCCCTCGGTGCCCAGTTGCTGGACGGAGGCTGATTCTCGTATGCCATCCACGTTTTGAGTTCCGTGACCGGCGATCCGATCGGATCCCAGATAATCACGGACGGTGGAGCCGAGACGCAGATCCAAGATCTGCTTCCGGAGGAAAATACCTGCCCGACTGTCGGGCTGTCTGGAAAATTGATTGGCATAGGAGAATCAGATTCCGTTGTAGATCGATATGCCGGAGCACCTGAAAGACTTGGTGCCTGCTGTCGCGGCTGTTAGTTCTGCCGAAATCCTTACTCCACCAGCACTAGATGTACTTGTCGGACCAGCATTCGTGGACGCGACCAAGACTCCGTTCAGGTAAAGGCCAACTGAACCGTTGCGAGACACGACGAGAATATCATACGTCGTTCCCGCCGCGATTGTTATGCCTGAACTAACTGCGACGAAAGTCGCCAATGCTCCTGCCTGTGCGACCAGTTCAAACACATTCGTGTCAGTTATTCGGATGCCTACACCATGCCGATTGTCTACCCAATTCCCGGCTGCTTCTCCGTTACCGTAGCCTATCCCAGTAGACAGGTACAGCACATGCCCCGGATCCAGTAGCGAATTAAACTGCATTCGTGACGACAACATGAAAGTCTGGGTGTAGTCGAATCCTCCACTCCCTGCAGACCCGAGTAAGAGCGATGGTCCTCCTACATACCTGTAGATGTTTCCTGTCGTCGTCGGGAACGTAATGGTCGCGCCTCCGGCTGTTGCGTTTGCTGTTTGATAAGAGATTGAACTTCCGCCAGTCGATGCGGACAACGTCGCCTCGTGCAGGCTAAGATACCGGAGCCCGTTACTCACTGCCATCATGACTGCAGTCAGCGGCGAAACCATCAAAGTGCCCACGGTGCCAGCGAGCGTTTCAGCCACGGTTGCCTGTCTGGCGATGCCCTGTACGGCAGTGGTGGCTGTCGGGATCTGGGGAGTTCCTGCGCTGCCTGCCTGATTACTGGTCGCGACCCATTGGCCAGATGTCCCATCAGTGTACCAGACATAGGTGACGCCTTTGGACGAATCAAACCACTGCGAGCCAGCAGTAGGTGAGGTAGGAGGGGTATCCGAGACCGTCATGCTGGACCCGGAGCCTGTCCCATCCGCTCCCGGCGGGCCGGCTGGTCCGGTCGCGCCAGTGAGCCCCTGCGGGCCGGCTGGTCCGGTCGCTCCGGTGAGTCCCTGCGGGCCGGCTGGTCCGGTCGAGCCAGTCAGACCCGTGTCGCCTTTGATTCCCTGTGGCCCCTGCGGGCCTTGTGGACCTTGCGGGCCGGTCGACCCGGTGGCTCCGGTGGCTCCGGTTGCACCGGCGGGTCCAATCAACGAAACGCCGGCCGGCCATGATCCGGCAGCCTTTGGTCCGTAGATCAGCCAGGACGTCGTATTGATCCAGAAATCCCCAGAGGTGCCTACCGCATTCGACGGAGCACCGGCTCCGCTCAGGATCGTGTTGCCGCCACCCGGGCCGCCGCCTTGAAACAATGCCCAGACGGTCTCCCAGTCATTCCCCTCACCCGGCTCCGTCGCTGCACTGGATACATGATCCGCGACAGCCAGATAGATCGCCCCTCCGCTTCCGACGATGTGGTTTGTCTGATACGTAACGCCAGTTGCCCATGGGCTGCCGCCGATATCCGCCAGCAAAGCGACCGCTGGCGGCGGCGGAGTGAGTTGACTGATGGCATGCCACCCCAAGACCAGTTCAGCCCCGGCGAGCGTGTACATGGTATCAGCCGGCCCGACTCCGTACACGACCAGCCACAGCTGCCTGGTACTGTTCGGCGCAACAACCTGATTGAGCTGGGCTGATGTGAAAGAGATGTCGAACCCCGTTGCGTCGGCTGCCACCGATACGGTGCTGCTTGCGAGCGGCGTGGTCCCCGCTGACACGTTTCGGCTGGCATGCACCTCGGCCTTTACCGTCAGCGCAGACGGCAGGGATTCCCCTGCGCGGAGCGTGCATGCGAGCGTGAGCGGGTTGGCCTGCGGATGTTCGATCCGCAGCAGAGAGAGACGCTGCAGGGTGACCTCAATGGCGGCTGTACGGATGCTCATGTTCAGGAGGAGAAACCGGCGGCGGCACCGATCAGGATGACGTCGATGGCGAGGTTCGCGGAGCCTGCCGCAGACTCAATGGCGATGCTGGTACTGCTGGTCTTCGGGAACCCAATGGCGTTCGTCAAAGCCATGACGTCGCCGACATTGAGAGGATGCGAGATCGTCCCTGAAAGAAACAGGTCGGTGTAGGTGACTTCCGCTGCACCGGTGGCGGGAATCATCGGGTCGTAAGGAGTCACCGTGACCACCAACCCCTTGGTCTTCGTGCAGTCGATGGGCAGCCCGTCCAGCCCGAGAACGGTAGCCCCGTTCAGCTTCAGCGCACCAAAGTTATCGAGTGTGTAGAGTACGTTCCCCACCGGCAGGAACCGGAACTTGTGGGCGACGTTCCCGGCGATTCCGCAGGCAGTGGTCGGGATCTCTCGGTACAACTGATTGGTCGAAGCGTGCGGTAAGTAGGAGAACGCCGCTCCGATCTTCACGAACGCATATGGGACTGTGGATGCCGACATCAGGAGTCACCGAGAGTGTCAAGCCGGAGAGAATCGGTCAATCCACTCTCCCCTCATCGTCCATTTGATGATCAGCCACTGACCGAGGATCCGCGTATTGCTGGACTGGAAGTCCCGGACCAGCCAGCCGCCCTGTGACGTGATGCCCTCGAACCAGTTGGCCTGACTGATGAGTGCGGCCGGTGAGTTCGGTGCGGCCGAATTGAACTCGTCCGACAGCCCGAGTGGGCGGGTGAATCCAACCATCTTGGGAACCGTTGGTGGCAGGTTCCGCGACACGATCATGACGCCCTCCAACGTCATCCCCCATGAAGGATTGATGATCCTCTGGCGGCTGCGTGCGAGCGATCCCGCCGCATTGTAGGGCGGCAGCCCGACTACTGTGATCGGCGGCTCATTGTCGGTCTGGATCGGCAGGTTCAGATCGGTCGTGGTGGCTGTGTTCGTCCACGATTTGACCGACAGCATGGCTGCCCCGACGGAGAGACGCCCGCCGCCAGCCACCAGACTGGATGGTGCCTCCAGGAAGCCCTCCCACTCAACCCGGGCCCACACGAATCCGAACTGATTTCGGCTCACCTTCACGCCGGCGCAGATCATGCGGGCACCGGTCGGGATGGGTTTCGGGTAGTTGTCTGAGCCTTTCGGGAATTGAGTGCGCAGGGAGGATTCCGTGCCGCGCCACACGATATCCATGGCTGCCCGGTCGATCTCCTGGTCGCTCTGGTCAGCGAGGACATCGATGAGGATTGCGTAGCCGTTGGTGGGGATGGTCGTGTGGATTTGGGCCATGGGTCAACGGTTGGCTGGCTTGAGTTGGTTTCCGACGGTCCCGTTCGGTGCTCCCAGTTTGTTTTGGAGCACCTCGTAGATGTTGCGCAGGCCGCGGCCCACGTCCTCCCATCCCTGCGCTCCCGGCACGGCTGCAGCCTCTGCGACCTTTGCTTCCTTTGAGGTCTTGCGCTCATCCCAGTAGGCGGGACGAGGTGCGTTCTGAAGTTTGTCATACTCAGATTCCGACATCCAACCTCCAAGTCCAAGTGATTTTTGCGGTGCCCATGCCCCTTTGATTTTGCCAGGGGTAGGATGCTGGGCATCCCATTCCCGTTCTGCGACTGATGCCGCATCCCATTTATCCATCCCGAACTCCTTCTGAAGTTGCTCTGGGCGGTTTTGCAGGAACTGCTTTTTCTCAAGCCGGTCAGCGGCACGGTGGCGGCCCTTTGCCCGTAATTCCTGCACCTCCAGACTGCCCTCGAAGATCCGCTTCGCCTGCGCCTGCTCTCGAGTTTTCTTGAGGATGTCGTCGAAGTTCGACGAGAGCTTCCTGAAGACCCCGCCGACCATTTCGCCGAACTGCTTGCCCTGCTCAAAGTTCTTCTTCAGCGTCTCGTTGAACTCCTCGGCCATGGCATTGGCGATCCGGATTTCTGCCGCCTTGTCGGCAAGATCGAGGGCTTTACGGTCCACGTCAACGTCGGCGGCCCTGCTGCTGCTCGCCCGTGCGCGGGCGGCTGCGGTTTCCACGTTCGGTGCATTGGCCTCGGTGAACCCTCGGAGCTTCGCCATGGCCGCCTCGTCCTTGGGCGACCATGCCGCAGATGCATTCCCCATCCGCTCGCGCAGGCTTTTTTCGAGGTCTTTGTCGACGGCAATGGCTGCGCCTTCATTCAGCAGCCCGAGAAGTGTTTCCCGACGCTTCTGCATCGTGTTGGCTGCCTCGTTGTCCCGTTGCTGATTCTCTGCAGCCGCAGCCTTTTCTGCCGCAGCCTTCATCGCCTCGTACTCCTTGAGTAGAGTCAGGGCATTCTGCTGCTTGATGCGGATCTCGGAGAGTTTGTCGGAGTCGACTTTTGCCTGACGCTGGGCAGCAGTCATTTCCGCCTCCACCCGTCCGCGCTCCGCCTTGCTGTTCAGTTCGTGTTCGGCCTGCAAGCGGGCGGATCCATTGAGCCTCTCCAGTTCGGCCTGCTGGATATCACGCTGGGCGGCTGCCAGCCGCTCCTGCCGGGAAAGTTCCTGCTGATCATACTCCCGCTTCTGATCCATCAGGTCGAACTGCTGCGAGTATGCTTCAGCCTGTGACTTTCCGGCAGCCTCTGCAGCCTGCACTGCCTTCGTCGTCCGCTCGGTCCATGCGGCAAGACTCTTGGCATTCCGTTCCGCCAGTTCCTGCTGACCATTGAGTTTTTCCCAAATCTTCGCCAGTCCTGAGACCGCTACGGCAGCCACGCTAATCACACCAGCCAGCCCCGGGCCGCCGCCCAATGCCATGACGAGCGGTGGGATGTTGTTCATCACGCCCCTCAGTCCGTACTGGGCATCTTCAAGGCCCTGGGAAAACATGAGCATGGCGACGCCGGCGTTCGTGGCTCCGCCCTGCACGGTGTCCGCTCCGGCCCCTCGGCCCCCTCTGCCTCGTTTTCCGCCGCCTCCAGCAGGGATCGCCATGCCCCGCGATCCTCCCATTCGTTGTGCCGCCGGGTGGGATTGGAGGGCTGCCTCCAGATCCTGCTCCTTCTTCCACCGTTTGACCTTCTCAGCGGTCGCCGCGGCATTCTGCTGCTTCCATCGCTCAAATTTCTCCTTCTCCCGTGCCATCTGCTTCCGCGCAGCCAGTTGCTCGCGGATGTCCTCGGTTTTCCGCGCCTTGTCATTGTCACCCGCAACCCGATCCTTGTACCGCTTGTTCTGCGCGATCAGGCTTTGATAGTGATTATTCTGCTGACGAATCTTCCGCTGCACGTCGGAGTCGTCCAACTTCAGCGTGGCGGAGAGTGATGCGTTGCGGGACATGCGTCAGGAGTTCAGTGCGGCGTTGATTGCGGCGTCGGCATCCGCCAGGCGCCTGGCTTTCGTTTTCGGACTGATCAGGTCGATTCCGTGCTCACACCAGGCTGCGTGGAGGGCTGCGTAGGCATCTCGGCAGGGAAGTCGGTGGAGGACGTAGTCGGTGAGGAGGACGTTCCCTCCGGTGATGGCTCGACAGTAGGAGACGGTCCAGTGGGGATACTCTCCTCCGTTTTTTTTTGCGTCGTCTCCGCGGCCACCGTCACCATGGTCTCATGAGCATCGTACCAGATTGCCTGCGCGAGGACGGTCAAGCCGATGAATTCTGTGTGGCTGAGATTCCGATCCGCCCATGCGTCGGCATCCTCACGGACGGCAGCGTAGAGATCAGGAGCGGTCTCAGCAAGGTCCGGATCCTCTCCCGTCTCTGACGGCGCAGGCACCCGCCACCGTCTGCGCGGGTCGTAGTCCGGACTGCAGAGGTACAGCAGCAGACCCGCTTCCTCCGGATCGTTGACCCCGGCACGTTGAGTGAGGCTCACGTACATGGATTTGCGAGACCACGTGAGCGTGAGCGGCGTTCCGTTCGGAAGGTGGAAGCGGGCTGGGTGAGCGTCCGGAGCGGGTGCTCCGGCATCTGATGTCTGTGGTGGGGTTGGCCAATTCATGGGATTGGAAATCAGACGCCAGCCAAGTGCCGGCGGAGGTGGTCGCGGAAGGGCCCGCCCCGCGATCCGCGCAGCAGGGATTCCGATACGATGGCAGTCCGCTGGGCTGCGGATCTGGCACGGAACATGTGGGTCGTGTTCCTGCGCATCTGCTCCATCGCATACCGGTAGAGCGCGGCAGTTCTCACGGCCTCAATCGCGTACAGGAACGGGTGCTCCCCAATCGGGAACCCCGGAAGCGTGTTGGCTGCGTCCAGATCCGAACCTGCCGCCTTGACCATGTCGGAGAACCGCAGCCCTGGCATCGTGACTGACTCTGCGGTCAGTTGCAGGACAGGCTGGTTCTGCGTCCCGGTGATCTGGACCGGCACGCATCCACAGGTGATGGCAGCCGCCGCCACATGCACCGGGAGCGTTGGAAATGGAGTCTTCGCCGCCACCGTCGCCTGGATGGCATCCCGTTCGATCTGTGTCATCACGCGGCGCGACAGGAGAGGGACCGCAACAGCCGCCGGCGTCTCAGGAAGACTGTCGGTTCCGGTAATCGATGGCGACTCGACGAATGCGCCCACTCGGGTCCACGTCATGACCGAACCGACGTCTTCGAGCAGTCGGTAAGCCGTCTCGGCGGCGAGCAGGGCGGCGAGGAACGGCGAGTTGTCCGGGAGAACGCCGGCCTTTCGCTGACTCAGGAGTTTGCTGGCTTGAGGGACGTGGCTGCGCACGAACCACGTTGGCGTTTCGTCGCCGGTGGAGTCCTGACGGTAGTTCTTGGGAACGACGTCGGCGTGAAGGACGACACGGAGCGCAGCCGCAGTGGAGGGATCGTAGACGTTGAGTTGGTTCATGGTGGGTCTGGAAAACTAAAAGCGGGGCACACGGCACGTGCGGCCTGCGTGCCCCGCCATCCCTATCCACGAATTGTTATCAGTCGTTACCCTGATAGATGTACGGATCTGCGTTCAGGTAATTCGGATTCCACAGATTGGCCGTGAACCGGCTGGTATTCACGTCTCCGCTGGGCACGTTCAAACTGGGCTCCATGAGTTCCCACCACGCCAATTCATGGAGAGTGACTCCCGCCCGAATCGCTGAAACGTAGTTGTTCAGGCCGGAGGCAGGAATCCCTGCCCCTGGGTGAGGGTTGGCCACCGTCCCGGCATGGTTGTAGACCTTGGCATCGAACTGCATGCGGACAGACGGGTTGTTGCTCACGGCAGTGACAACCAGTCCCGCATAATTTTTATGCTCAACCCGCTCACGTGCGGTGGTCAGGTCGAACCCGTTGTTGATCATGATCCCGTCCTCATCCGCGATTGCTCCGATGACTCCGTCGTGAGCCAGCATGGAATGAACGATCAGGTGGGCAGCTGCGGCGAGGGATGAATTGAAGGAGGCGGCTGGCATAGTGGTTCAGTCGGTGGCTGGTTTGGTTCATTTCTGACCGGATGTGTCAAAGTCCATTGAGGTCGGCGACAAGCAGACCGGCAGTGATCGGGACAGTCTGCCCTGCGCCCACGGAGATGAGGCGTTCCCGGCGGATGAACCACGTGCCCACCCCGTCGATGCCGACAGTGATGATCTGAACGGCCCAGCCACCAGCCGGCGCAATGTTCGTGCCGGCGAGGGCGGGCGTGTTCGATGCCGTGTCCCCAATGATCCCCCAAGTGGCCGCATTCCGCGGCACCCGGAACGTGTCGAGAGGTTCGGAACCGTCCATCACACCAGGGTAGCAGTTGATGGTCACCTCGCCGGATGTCCCGATCAGGTCGACCGTCGGATCCCCGAACAGATATCGGAGCGACAGTTCCGCAGGACCAGTCCCCCCGCTCATGCCATACGGCCATTCCAACTGGGCGGAGAAGTCGCCCGCATCGGCAATGAGGGCATGGTTGGCCGGAATGGTGACAGTCGATGCCAGAGCCACGTCCAATGCCGTCACGCCAGCCCGGGAGAACCGCACATGGGTCACCGTCCTGCTGCTGCCCGTCGGGGGGAATGTGATTCCGGTGGATGTGATGAGTGCAGTGTCCCCGTTGAACACGATCGCCCCTGCCTCCGTCCACGGTTCGCAAGTGATGGCGGAAGAAACCGCAGTGCCGCCGGCCGCCGGATTCCCGTTGTAGAGAGTGGCCGTGAGGTTCCCGGTGATTGCCTGCCCGTGGAAGACCGCTTCAAGGAGTGCCGTCGTGGCAGACGCAGGGAGTTCGGCCGCGGCCTGAGCGGAAAGGTAGGTGTAACTGGCTGCCGTCCCAGTTGGGTACGCTGCCGTGTCCAGATCGGCGAACAGCCGCTCAATCTGGAAGGAGATGCTGGGCAACTGCCCTGCGCCGGCAGTCTGCTGCGGAGCCACGTAGACCAGTGTGCCGGAGTCCTCAAACTGCATTGCCCGAGACCCGTTCGCGAAGTCGAGGGCTCGACTGCTCAGTGCGCGGCCCGGGTGGTAGTCCGCCAGCCCATCCCATTCCAGCACGTCTGCCTGAATGGCATACACCAGCCTCTGATCGTAGTGAATGGACAGTACGAGGTTCCCCTCGCTATCCGTCTCCTCGATGCGCTGGCTTGAGCCAGACCGTTGGCAGGATTGAACCAGCAGGCAGTCTTCCGGCTGCAGAGTTTCGAGGACAGCCGGATCCAGAGCCTCCATCGTGTGGACGATGATTGAGGCGGCTGCGGCTGCGGTGGCGTCGAATGAGGCGGCGGGCATAGGAATCAGTCTGCGAGTTGAAGAGCCATGGCGAGCACCTCGAAGGTCAGCACGAACTCCGGGTGGCCGAGGTTTGAGCGGTCGAGCGCACACTGGACGTTGCGGACATCGAAAACCCGGAGCCCGGGAGTGTCCTCGGTGGCATCAACCGACAGACGGTCGAGGACGCTGCGCTGCCCTGCTTCGACAGGCTCCGTGAGGTCTTGCGTGAACAGTGCGAGCAGGCAGAACCGGATCTGGTCGGTCTCCTGAGTGGTCAGGTCTCGGTTCCATACGATTGAGACCGACGGTGCCAGCCGCCAGTGGTGCTGGTGAGTCGGCAGCACGGCATCGGCATCCTTCAGGAAGTAAAGGACGGCACACGGAGTCTGCATTTCCTCCGGACTGTCACCACGGTAGACCCGGGATCCCTGCGGCATCAGCCAGTGCCCCGCAGGGCAGGCTGCGCCGGTCCAGTTCGTGCCAACGAGCGCAGAAGGCAGCCCCACTCTCAGCAGAGACTCCATCTGGGCGAGCAACTGATCCTCGGGAGGAAACGGAAGGGAGTGGTATGGAGCGGACATAGAGTCAGGATACTTTGAATCCGGCTGCCTTCGCACCAGCCAGGTGCAAGCCGTCCTTGACCACGAATCCCAGAAAGAGGGCCCGCAAGTCGGCTTGCTTGACCTCGAAGGCATTCGGCGCAAGGCGGGCCAGGCCAAGTGGAGCGGGCCGCCCCGGGCGCTGCGCGGCTTTTGGCCACGCTGCCACGACAGCTTCAGCCAGATTCCCGTTGATCGTCTGGGCGTAGCTTCCCGGGCTGTTCTTGTAGCGCGGGCCGCCGGCGTTCCGGATGTTGCCAGAGCGCTCCTTCGCGAATTCAATCATGGCAGGGACGAAACCGGAGACCTTGTGGTGCTTGGCCGAATACCGGCGGGCCTTTACGAAGTCCGAGACCGCTCCGTAGGCACCGGCGTCGTCGCCGAACGCGGCCTTGAGCCTCGCGTTCTTGTAGTTCATGAAAAAGACGAGTCTGGCTGCGATCGTGTCCCGGTAACGGTTTGCCATGGACGAAGAGCCACGCTTCTTCGTGCGCTCCTTGTTTCTGGTGCGCCACCCCACCCGGCTGCCGCGCATCAGTTCGGCTGCGATTTTCGCGCCGTCGCCAGGTGCCTTCGTCGCAATCTCAGCCATGGCGAAACTGACCCAGTACCGCATGACGGTCCGGATGATCTGGCTGAGAGATTTCCCGCGGACCCGTTGCTGATGGTCCTGCCAGATCTTGAAGGCAAGGCCGAGGCTGTCGTTACCAATTTCGAGAATTATGTCAGGGGAAGCCATGGAACTTTAGGATTTTATTATGGCACTTGTTCAAGCATGCACCTCGGCCTCGATGCGCCAATGCTGGTGGAAAGTCGCTTTGTCCGCACTGGTGATCCGATACTTCCGCGGAGGGTTGTCAGGATCCGCCATGTACTCACCCGGGTTGGCAGGATCCCTGACGGCAGGGCCGTACTGAATGATGTCTTCGGGCCGCGGCTCAAACGGCAGCCCTGCTGCGGCGATGTGGAACGTGCGAGTGTCTGACGGCATCGTGAGCAGACCCGCGGCCGCATTGGCCCGCCCACGGTTCGCAGCTGCCGTGCATGGCAGCACAACGGTGTAGGATGTCCCTCGTCGCTCCGTCGGGAAGAACAGGAAGGATCCCTCCCCGAACGTGCGCGAGGTCTGCGTGTGCAGGAATCCGAAAATGCGATTGGCGATGCTCATGTGTCAGGACTGTGAAAAGTGAGTGCCCCGGCCGGGAACTACACCGGATCCGGGGCACTCTTTGCTGGCTCTCGCAAATCAGGCCCGCCCACGCTTCCCGGAGACCGCGCCGGCAGGCGCAGTCTTTTCCGGAGCCGGAGCGGAAGCGGGTTCATCAGTCGCAGGAACGCCCTCGGTGCCTGCTGGTCCAGGCTCTCCGATTGGCCCATCGGCTCCGCCGGCGGTTTCGGTGACCGGCTCTGCGGCGAACGGCGCTGCCGGTCCGGCTTCCAACTCAGCCAACTCGGCTTTCAGCGCTGCAATGCGGGTTTTGTTCTGCTCCTGAGCGGCTGCCTCTTTCTTCGCCTGGACCGCGGCTTCCCGGGCGATTCTCGCGGCTTTCTGCGCCGGCGTCGTAAAGTCGACACGACGTTTGGGGCGGCCGTTGGAGTAGACGATTTCGACCGTGACGTAGCCTGCACCGTCGTCGATGAGCGCGGCACGGTCCAGATCACCATCCTGTTTCTCAACAGACGTGTCCGGTCCGTGCAGTAGTGTCGGGGCTGCGTCCCCTTCCTTGAATCCGACTGTGAATGCGTACATGGTGATGTGCGATGCTGGTGGGCCGGATGATTACGCGGAGACCATGCGTTCCAGTCCAGCAGGTTCAATGACTGCGTAGCCGTATGCGCATTCGATGACTCGGTGCACGGTGTCCTTCTGGGGATCCCCCCACTCGCGATACGTGAGAGTGAAACTCTGATCCTCATCAACGTACTGCTCAAACGCGATGAGTTGGGCGCGAACGGCAGGATCCGGAGCAACCGGAGCCATGGCGATGCCGATGGCAGACGGAATGGCGATGAAGCCGACAAGGTTCTGTCCGTTGGATGGGACTTTGGCTCCGCCAACGTAATTGAAGCCCAGCAACTCCGGGACGGTTCCCATGCGGACGGCATCACTGCTTCCGTAGTTGAGCGCACTGATGACGGCGCTATCCGTGATGAGTTTGGCGTGATATTCGCTATTGAGCACAAGCGACCGGCGGGCTTCCGGCCACTCCGCATCAATGGCGAACTTCTGAAGGTTGGCGACTGCAGCGATGTTCATACCTGCTGCCGCGCCAGTGAAAGCGGCCGCGCCAAAGTTGGCCAACGTGACGGAACTGAAGATATCATCGCTGACATCCTGCACCAGTTTGTCCACCTTCTGCGCGAGGATTTCATCGGTAAGCAGGAAGGGTTGGTCCCGGACGTCCTGAGAGGAGTAGTTCAGGTTCTGGTACTTCCGTTTGTTGACGGTGATCGACCGCCCGAGGACGGATCCATCACCCGCAACGTAGCCGTTGGTGGCGTTCCAATCCACGGAGGCACTGGACTCCAAAGGCACGTAAGGGACCACCACGATGCCGGTGCCATCGAGTCTGACTGGCTGTTCGCTTACCTTGTAGGCAAACGCACGGATGACGGAGAGGCGCGGCTTGAGGGCACGGACCACGTCGCTGAGAATGGATTGCCGTTGGAGGCTGGAATTGATGGTAATGGCCATAAGTGTGAGGCTCTAGGTGTTGCTGGTGATGGTGATCAGTTTTTGCCGAAAATGAGGGCGCGATGCTTGGCGAGCAGGTCTTGCCTTTCCCGGGCGGACTTGCACTGGGAAAGCGCTTCTTCGAGTTCCGCATGGGTTACACGGGTGCCGTCGGCGGCAGGGGAAGGGACCGATGCGGCAGGAACGCCGATGGTGCGCACCGCAGCGGCGACTCCGTTTCCAACGGCATCGCTAAAGGCGGCGGCGGGGTTTGCAGCAATCGCGGACGGGTCACTGTGCCCGTTCTCAACAAGCCAGTTCCCGATCTCCTGCAGCATGCCTTCCTGTTTCGCGATAGTCGCCTGCAGGCCGGTGATCGTGGCATCCCTTTCGGTGAGGGACTGCCTGAGGGAGTCGAGTTGCGACTGAAGGCCGGCTGTGTTCTCAGCCGCACGCTTGCGGCTGGTGGCAAAGGCCGCGACCCGTTGGAGGATGCTCAGATTCTCGGGTTCGTCTTCGCGGCGAGCGATGGGAGCGGGAGTCTGCGCAGCGGGAGCGGGAGTCGGCTGTGGTGCCGGAGCAGCAGGCTGCGCGGCCGGAGTGGGCTGCGGAGCCTCCGATTCAGCTGTGGCATTGCCAGCCAGAAAGAATGCGACTGCGAGCAGGGCGAAAAGGCGGGGTTTCATTCGGTGGTGCGTGGTGATGCGATTGGCTTCAGTGATCACCGGAGACGTCAAAGTCCGAGAGCCGTAGCCAGGAATTCCTGGAACGTCACGAATGCGGTGCTGTCGGTGATGCCGGCCGGAGCCATGCGTGCCTCCCATGCCTGTCCGTGCATGGATCCCGGCTCGACGCCCCGGCGTTCCTGCATCCATCCTTTGAATTCGTCCGAGTACGTCTTGACCATCGCTTTCATGTGATTGTCATGCGCCTCGGTGATTGGTCCCCGGCCCAAGTCCTTCAGCGTGCTGTCGGCTGTGTAGACCTTCGTGGTGATCCCGAACTTCTCCTTCAGCCCTGTGTAGTCAGTGAGGGCTGCAATGGTCCCGATGCTGCCCACGTAGGCTCCCGGGGCTGCGTGGAAAGCCTGCGTGGCGGCGGCGAGGTACATGCCTGCCGAGGCATTCAGCCGCTGGGCGTAGCTCAGGACGCTGACGTCCGGTCGTTGATCCTGCAGCGAAAGCAGGGCATCGGCGGCGGCACGCAGGCCGAGGACGGAGCCCCCGGGCGTGTCCATCTGGAGCACCAGTCCGGAAATTGTCGGATCTGCGGCGACTGCGGCGACTGCTGAATGGATGCGGTCAAGGTTCCACAGCCCGTAGAATTCCTCCTGCCTCTTTGATGCGCCAGCCACGATCACGCCACGCACCGGCTGAATGGCGACGGCTGAAGTTGGCCCGCGGACCACGTAGAGCCCATTGGGATCTGGGTTTTCACCAATCGGGTTGGCATCGGCAGCGTCTGTCACGTTGGGTCGTGGCGAGTTCAGACGCACCCGTCCGGCCGCATACTCCTGCAGGAGAGCAGGCACGTCGACTGCCACCGGGAATTGCAGGTACGAGGTGAGCCCTGCGCCTGTGATGATTGAGTCGAGCGATGAATTCTGGAGGATCATTATTGGAAATCTTAGGATTTTCTTATGGCACCAATCACGGTGCATTCGGATCGGTTTCCGGAGCCGGCGCGGGTGGTGGCTGTTCTTGGAAAAACAGGTGGGCTGGCACCCCCTGGCGCTCGCATTCAGCCAGCGCTTCCTTCAGTTCCGTCACCCGCTGCCGGACCTCCTGCTTCCACTGCATCCCCTGCTCTCCGTATTCGGTCTGCCAGTTCGTGAGACCACTCTTCAGTCGACGGTCCTGCGCGGCAGCATCACGGCCGGCGTCGATGGTGACCGCACGTGGATAGTTCACAGTGTGCCGCCACCATTTGGGATCCTTGGGCCGCGGAATCTGCTTCGTGCGGATTGCCCACTCAATGCGGCGGACATAGTCCACGGTCAGGAACTTGACCTGCTGGTCGAGCCAGTATTCTCGCCACTCCTGTGCCTGCTGGAGGACGAAACGAACTCCCGGACCGGTCAGTTTGTCCAGCATGAAGAGCAGTTCCACCGGCACCCCCAGACCCATGGCGATCTGGTGGTAGATGTCCTCCTTCAGTGCAGCCTGCGCGGGGAAATCACGACCGTCGTTGATCGTTTTGATCTTTGCTCCGGCGGGCATGTTGACGACCTCGCCATTGTCGAAGACCTGGTTGATGTTCCGCGGGATGTTCGAGGGGGAAGAAGTGCCGACGGTTGTCTGGGTGCCTCGATCTGCGAGGTTCTCACGCACCATCTTGCCACTGACCGGCTGAACGTCTCCGCTGACGGCTCCGTTCTCACGCTCAATCGCGAACCCTACGAGTCCGTGTACCTTCAGGATTTTCCGGACGTCGTTGTCGATCTCCCGGTAGTCGAGTAGCTGAGGGATTGCATGAATGAGTGATGGTGTCCCCCGGGTGCTGCTGTGGGTCTCGAAATTGGCAAACAGGTGGGCCATTCCCGCGGGGACCGACTGCCCGGGCCCTTCAGTGGTGAGCCAGTCAGCGTCACTCCGGATGTGATAGGCCAGGTGCGAGTAATGCGGGCCGAGTTTGACTCCGTCATTCCACTCACCCGGTGCTCCGGTGGCCGGATTCGCGATGAGTGCGCTTTCCACAGAGATGACGGTGGGCGACCCGTCCGGTGATGTGGCGTGGATCGCGAGCAAGTCGCCGTCCCGGAAGACGGAGAAAAGTGCGTTGGTCAAGAATCCCGAGGCTGTGAACTTCCCACTCGCATCGTAGTTCCCCGGGCGCTTCTCATACGTTTCAGTCCACCATTCAAGAGCCGCATCATTGAAAGCCTCGTCGGTGGTGGCGGGAATCATGCGGACTGCACCCACCCATCTCGCAAGGTCACGGGTCGCCTTCCGCGCCGGCGGGATGTTCCAGGCGGCCCACTGGCTGCGCTTTCGAGCCTCCCTCAGAGTCAGTTCCCGCAGCTGCGTCTTCCCGGTCAGGTTCGGGAAATAGACGTACCCTCGGCTGGTACTGTGGTCAGCGGCTGCGATGCCGGTGACGTAGGCCCCCGGAACAGGGGCCTGCGAGGAATCGCCTTCCTGCGGGATGCTGGCGATTGCTTGGGCGATGCGATTGCGTGAGCGGGTGCGGTTCTTCATTCGATGCGGCGGCGGCTGAAATCTACTCCTGCTCCCATTGGCGTCTGAGTGAGGACTGGATCGTTTCCATCCGATGCGATGCGCTTTGCATCGATGGCTGCGGTGGTCTCAGCGATGATCTGAGCACAGTTCTCAAGGGAGATGGAGAAACTGCTGCCCTCGTAGCTCCGGGAAATCGTCCCACCCTCCATCCGAACCTGCAGCGCAGCTTTCCGGAGGTCGCGGAGATCCTCAATGGTGAATTCTTCCGCAAGAGCGCGGACGGTGGCTGGGTCGGGATTCATCGCTTTTTACCGGAGACGTCAAAGTTGAGTGCCTTCGTCCGCCTCGACGGCATCGATGACCACCAACGCATACTTGATGAGGTCCGCTTTGTCGTTCGGCAGCCTCTCGTTCCGCTTTCGCCACCGGAGTTCGCGCACGTTGCCTTTGTCCGGTTTCGTGTAGTAGTGCTCCATGTTCCCGATCTCGGTCAGCACGTCCTCGGATGTATCCACCGGCAGATTCACGCTGGGACGGGTCGATTTCCCGTCCGCGGCCTTCGCGATCCGCTCCAGATGCAGTTCATGCTCCCAGTGGTCCGCCTTGATCTGGATGATGCGCAGGATGCAGCCATTCCCGTACTTGTCTCGGGCCGGAAATTCCTTCACCCACCGGGCTTTCACCCGCGCCATCCGGTCTTTGATCGCATCCTTACCTCGGATCCCAACCCACCGAACACCAGAGCCGCCAGTGCTACCGCCCTCACCGGCGAGGAATTCGTGTACGAGGTCGGCACGATAGCCTGTGTCGATGCAGACGACCGCTACTGACCACGGATTGTCCGGGTCGTCCCGATCCGTGAATTTCCGATCCTCGACCACGTCGGGAAGGTCGCTCAGTTCCGCCACCGATCCCCAGTCGAGCACCCACACAGACCCGTCCCATCCGGCTGCCCAGATCATCCACTCGACGCTGCCAATCTCCCCGGAGGCGTTCCCCTGCCCCCGCTGAACGTCTGCAGTCATTCCCACGAACCGGATCTCAGCCGCATTCAGCGGAATCTTCAGCCTCGGCTTTCCGTCCCACTCCAGACGCCGGTAACCCCGCTTCAGCTTCGCCACCGGCGCGACCGCTGCCTTCCGGACCTTGTACCGGTTGAACGGCAGACCGAGAATGTCGGTGTAGAATGCCTTCATCGTGCCTTCCCCGCCGGATTCCGTGGCTTTGATGAACTCGTTCGCGATGGCTCCCCACCGGCGTGAGGCGAATGCCATGTTCAAGAATGCGCCCCCCTGCAGCGAACGATGCCCGACGTCCGGCGACAGGTTCGTCGCCACGTACCGACGCTTCGCGATCATCGCCGGCTTCATGTCCTCGGTGATCGGCGGACACTCGTTGTCCGTCTCGCATTGGTAGTAGGTCTCAGCCTCTACCTTGGACTTGTTCCAGACCGACTGGACTCCCCTGTCCGGCACTTCGACGTCCTCTTTGCAATGCCCGAAACGCAGCTGCTCCATGCGCAGTTCCTGGTAGTGACCGCAGTGCGGGCACGGCACCTCCACCCGTTCCTGCGTCCCCCGCAGATAGGACGCATGCACCACGGTCTCTTTGGTGACGACTGGCAGCAGTTTGCCGGAAAGTGGGTGCTCTTCGTACTCCAGTGCGTTGTCGGGAGTCGAAAATGCCAGGAGCTTCCCTTCGTCGTCGGCTGTGATCCGGCCTTCGAGGAGCTTCAGCGAGGGCATCTCGTTGATCAGGTCGTGCTTCGCCACTTCGTCCGCGATCGTGAGGGACGCAGGTTTCGAGATGAACTCAGAGGCGGACTGACCACCCCCGAGGTACAGGGTTCCGCCCCGGTTGTACCGGAGCGCGAGAGCCGTCGTCCGTTTCTCGTCCTTCGTCTGCGCCAGTTCCGGGTAGGCATCGAGGATCGGTTCCAGTCGGTCGCGGGCAAAGTCCCTCGCCTGCTGGCGGCAGTCGGTGACGAGGATGGAATTCCCTCCCCGGTGGTGGATCCACCATGCCAGAGCGTGCATCGCGATCGTTGAGAGACCGGACTGTGAGTCCTTGAGCACGGTGGCCACCCGGTTCCGGACCCGTCGGGTCGTCCCGTCTGAGAAGAGAACGTCAGATTCCGACTCCTTCAGGAACTCGAAGACCCAGTCCGCCAGCACGCAAAACTTCGAGAACTCCCATTTCTGGCCGGCGGCGGCCGCCATCCGGTTGTGATTGGCCGGAACCGGCAGGTTGTGCCCCTCCACCCATTGCCGGATCCCGGGCTCCGGCTCAAACAACGGGAGTCCCCGCATGATGTCGATCCACTGCCCCACCAACTGCATGTTCATCGGTCGACGGTCGCTCATGCGGACAGCAGTTGAGTCACATTCTCCGGAGCCCGCTTCCACGCCCTGCGGACGGCTGCGAGCACCTTGTCGGCAGGGAATTCCCCCGTCAGTTCGCGAACCACGGCCTGCATGAGGGCCGCGAATACGGCTGGCAGAGCCCCGTTTACCTCTGACGGGTCGAGCAGATCCCGGCTTTTCTCAAGCCGCTGCCGTGTCTGAACGACCAGTTCGGACATCTCCGCCCACCGTTCCCGGTGGATGTCGAGTTCGGAGTCGGTGCCTCCGCGGCTGAGAACCTCAATGTATCGCCGGTGGAGCCGCACTTCTTCCGCCTCAAGTGCCTGAAGCCTCTGTTTCGGAGTGAGGATATCGTCCGGAAGCGTCGGCGGTGCCGAATCCGGTACAGCCTTCCGTGATTTCGGTACAGTTGGCGGTTTCGCCTCCTTGGCTGGCGGCTGTACAGGCAGGGCCGGTGCCTGTACAGGCTGGGCAGCCCTGCTGAAGCGGGCGGCGGCCTGCGTCAGCACGGCAGGGCACACGTGCGTCAGGTGGCCGGCCCTGCGCATCTGTCCGTACCATTCGACCATGGCCACCGGATCATGCAGCGGAGCCGCAGTTCCGGTCTCCTTGCCCAGCCGGTGCCACCTCTGCAGTTGTTTGAGGATCCCCGGAGTCCGTTCGTCGCCGTACAGGGGCCAAAACGCAGCGGATTTGCGTCCGGAGTCGGCTTGTGGCGGGGATGAGGGCGTGGCGGGATCCACGATCTCAACCGGACATGACAAACCGAAAATGGACACAAAGTGGACAAAAGTCCGGCGCGCATTTTGATTGCGCCCGTCGGGTAACTCGCATCGCCGATCCTAGCAAAAAAAGATTCCTTGCCCTAACATTAAAATAACATTAAAATCACGTAAACCGTTTAAAATCAGGCATTTACGCTTGTGCTTTTCGCGTGTTTTCGCGTGTTTTCACGGCCGGAGGGTGCGGCCGGAGGGTGGAGCGGCCGGAGGGTGGAGCGGCCGGAGGGTGGAGCGGCCGGAGGGTGGAGCGGCCGGAGGGTGGTGCGGCCGGAGGGTGGTGCGGCCGGAG